GGCGGCGGAACTCAAGGTGGAAGTGTGGGTACACAAGCAGGTAAGGCGGGCGGTTCCGGTGTTGTTATTCTTAAAATAGCCACAGCAGACTATACCGGCACAACAACTGGGTCTCCGACTGTTTCGACCGTTGGTGCAAATACCATTCTTGTTTACAATTCTTCCGGCACTTACACCGCGTAAAGGAAAAAATTATGGGACATTATGCTTATGTAACTGCACAAGGAATTGTTGATCAAGTTATTACGGCAACGCAAGATGTAATTGCTTCCGGCACATTTGGCAATCCTTCATCATGGGTAAAAACTTCATACAACACGTATGGCGGTATTCATTACCAACCAAATGTAAGCCCGGCTACGCCATCGCTTGATCAATCTAAATCATTACGGAAAAACTATGCGGGTATTGGGTTTACATACAATGTGGAGTTGGATGCTTTTATCCCGCCCCAACCCTACCCATCATGGGTTTTAGATTTAGAAACTTGTTTGTGGAATGCGCCAGTATCAATGCCGATTGAAGGTGGCCCATACATATGGAATGAAACAACGCAATCCTGGGATGTCCGGGATTTGCAAGCACCGCAATAAGGAAACAAAATGAGCACGTATTCATCAAGTCTTCGGATTGAACTTCCCGGTGATGGTACCCAGGCGGGTACTTGGGGGGACACGACCAACAGTAATCTGGCATACATCCTAGATACGTCCGTTGCCGGGTATCAGACGGTCAGCGTTGTTGCTGCCAGCCAAGCCCTGACATTTACCAACGGCCCAACGTCTACGGCAGCAAGCAACCAAGCCGTGTATGCCATGTTGCGGTTCACCACCACGACTGGGGCAACTTTTGCTGTCTATGCGCCCCCCGCTTCTAAAGCGTACATCGTTTGGAACAACAGCGGCCAGTCAATGACCATCTACAACTCGTCTGTGATTGGCAACACCACGGCAGCAGGTACAGGGATTACGGTTGCCAACGGCGATAAAGTGTTTGTCTGGTCGGACGCCACAAACTTCTACGAAATAAAGTCAGGAAACGTCACAGGGGTCGTGCCTGTTCTCAACGGTGGCACAGGTGTAACTACTTCTACGGGTACAGGTTCGACGGTGTTGTCCGCGTCCCCTACTTTTACAGGCACCCCCCTTGCGCCGACTGCGGCGTTTGGAACTGACACCACGCAAATTGCTACGACTGCGTTTGTGCGAGATATCATCCCTACTGGCGTGATTACCATGTGGTACGGCAGCATTGCCTCCATCCCAAGTGGTTGGAATTTGTGCGATGGCACAAACAGCACGCCTGATTTGCGCGACAGGTTCATTGTGGGGGCGGGCACCACTTATGCAGTGGATGCAACAGGCGGCAGTGCAAACGCTATTTTAGTTTCTCACACCCACACGACGACTTCGAGCTCCACGTTCACAGGTACGGCGTTGGGCACGCACACGCACACCATAACGGACCCAGGCCACACGCACACCCCAGGTAGCGTTTCCGATAACAACATTAACGCTGGCTCAAGTAATGGCGGCTCTGTTCAAAGCCCTGCGGCAATTCCTCCCGCATTTACTGGAATATCAATTGTCGGCATATCCGCTGGCACTCCAGCAGGCACTGTTGACACCACCGTCACTAACTCAACCGAAGGGGTGTCGGGAACAGGCGCAAACTTGCCGCCGTACTATGCGTTGGCATACATCATGAAGGCGTAAAAATTGACCCCATCACGGCATTCGCCCTCTGCAAAGGTGCCTATGAAGGCATAAAGGGGTGCGTTGCCGTCTACCAAGACCTGAAGAAAACAGGCAACGATCTGTCCAAGATCACCACGGAAGTGGGTGGCGCACTGTCAAAGTTCTTCAAAGGCCACGCCGAGCTTGAAGCCAGCCACAAGAAAGCAGAAGTTCAACGGGAAGACAATCAGAAAAAAGGAATCAAAGACGACCTTGCCACACAAGCCATAGACAATGTAATGTATCTGCGCCAGACCAAGCAGTTTTACGCTGACTTAGAGAAAATGGTGCGCTGGGAAATGGGAATGCCTGATATGTGGCGTGACATCGTAGAAGAGTACCAGCGGCTCTTGGATCAAAAGTCAGAGCAGGCGGCTCGTGAACTGCACGAAAAGCGGGTGAAAGCATGGCGGCGACAAAGGTTAAAAAATCAAATTCTGGACAGGGTGCTGGAGACGGTAGCGGTGGTTTTCGTAGTCGCTTACTTGATAGGCCTAATGTGGATAATCAGTCTCAATCATCAGGGTCGTTTGGATACCTTCTGGTCTTAGTCCTGTTTGCACTGGTCTTCGTGCTGGTGCTGCCCCTTGTAGGAATGATGTACATGGACACGATGGTAGTGAGGCGAGAGGCCAAGGCCCAAATGGAAAAAACCGAGAAACTGCGAAAGCAGATTGAAGAAGCTCAAAAGAAGGAAGAAAAATGATTGACCTTACTAAAGCTATTGGGGCGGTTGCCGCAAGCGTTGCCGCACTGGGCGGGAGCTACACGTTGGCCGACAAGTTCGGTTGGTTTGACCGTGCAATCATTGAGTGGTCGCCTGAGAACTTCAAGATCGTGGCAGAGGCTGGACAGCCCATCAATGTTACGGTTGCACGGATCAAGAAGCGGGACGACTGCTCCGTTGAGAGCTTTACGCCAAGCATTCGGGACGCAAATGGTATGGTCCATGAGGCCACCACCACCGCAAGCCGATTTAGTGGCCCCGCTGGGCCAGAGATTGATACATTTACGTACCAGTTGACAATGGTTCAAAAAGAGAAAATTGCTGAAGGCAAGGCAACTTTGTTGGCAACGATCAAGTACAAATGCCCCGAGGGCGAACGCGTTGTGCAGTATCCACGCCACCCCAATCTAAGTTTCGATCTGAAAGGTTAAATAATGCTCACTCTATTCTCATCCCTCATCAGCTTCCTTATGGGCGGCCTACCCAAAATCCTTGAGTTCTTTCAGGATCGGGCCGACAAGCACCATGAACTTGCCCTAGCGGCAATGCAGACCGAGCGTGAACTGACCTTGAAGAAAGCTGGCCTGGAAGCGCAGGAGCGCATTGAGCACATCCAGACTGAGCAGATACAGATCAACGCAGAGGTCACCAACGCCCAGACGGCCATGCAGGAGCGCCAAGCCCTGTATGCACACGACATAGCTCTGGGCCAAGGGGCCAGCACTTGGGTCATCAACATGCGTGCGGCCACCAGAAGCGTCATCACCTACGGCATGTTTGCCATGTTCATGTTTGTGGAAATCTTTGGTTTTTATTACGCATGGCACACAGATGTAGCTTTTAATGTGGCGATGGATCAATTGTGGGATGATGAAACGCAGATCATTTGGGCCTGCGTTGTGTCGTTCTGGTTCGGCGGTCAGGCGTTTAAATCCAAATGAATCTCAGCCCAGAGGCCATCAAGGTCATCTGCCACCACGAGGGCATTCGGTTTAAACCATACCGTTGCCCAGCCCTGCTTTGGACAATAGGAGTTGGACATGTACTTTACCCAGACCAAGCTAAGATACCAATGGATCAAAGAGGAGCTTACCCGCTTCGCCCAGAAGATAGCCGGGTTTTTTCAAAGGAAGAAGTAGATGGGATTCTTAGAGCCGATCTGCAACGCTTCGAACGTGGGGTGCATTCTTTCTGTCCTGTCCCTCTTACACAAGGCATGTATGATAGCCTTGTTAGCTTTAGTTTTAACGTGGGCTTGGGGACCCTCCAGCGTTCAACGCTTCGTCAAAAGCTGCTTCGGGGCGATAAAGCGGGTGCTGCGGAAGAACTCTTGAAGTATTGCATGGCTGGTGGGAAAATACTCAAAGGGCTGCAAAACCGTCGGATTGACGAACGCGCCATGTTCTTGTCATAGGAATCAAAATGCCCTTACAGAAGCTTCAGTTTAGACCGGGGACAAACCGAGAAAGCACCAACTACGGCAATGAAGGCGGTTGGTATCAAACCAATAAGGTGCGCTTTCGTTCTGGTCTGCCAGAAAAAATTGGCGGCTGGGCAAAAGACGCTGGAGCGCTTTCTACAGATATTGCGGGAGTAAGCACGGCAATTGTTTACCCCACCACAGGTGTGTTGTGGGGCATTGTGCGTTCTATGTGGAACTGGATAACGTTGTCCAGCTTTAACTTACTGGCTCTTGGCTCCAGTCTTAAATACTATATACAGAGTGGCCCCGGCGGCGACTTCTTTGATGTAACACCTATACGGGCTACTTCGGGGGTGGGTGGGGCAGTCTTTGCAGCAACAACAGGGTCTTCGACCATCATAGTGACTGATGCGGGGCACGGCACTCAGACCGGGGACTTTGTAACTTTTAGTGGGGCAGTGAGTCTTGGTGGCAATGTAACTGCAATTATTCTCAATGCTGAGTTTCAAATCACATACATATCCTCAAGCACATACAGCATTACGGTATCTGTTGTAGCTACAGCAGGAGATGCAGGGAATGGCGGCGGCTCGGTTTTAGCCACGTATCAAGCCACAACCGGGGGCTCTATCTATACGTTTGGTGTAGGGTGGGGCGCTGGTGGGTGGGGTGGCTCTACTGGGCCGTCAGTTACAACAACACTCACAACAAGCGCCTTGGCTACTGTTGGCAACAGCATACTTTCTGCATCAATAAGCAGTTCTGTTACTACGATTGGCGTTGCCAGTACGGCAACTCTTGCCGCTTCTGGTAGTGTGTTAATAGACAGCGAAATCATTTCTTACACAGGGGTAACCGCTACAACTTTGACGGGTTGTACACGGGGAGCAAGCGCCACTGTTGCTGCTTCGCATCCTTCGGCCACGGGCGTTATCCAGTACTCCACAGTAACAATTAACGTCACGTCCACAACAGGCTTCTCTGCTTCTGGTACTTTTAGTGTTACTGGAGAAGTTATTTCTTACACAGGGGTAACCGCTACAACATTTACCGGGTGCGTGCGCGGGTACGCAGGGTTTGTAACAACGCACGCAATTGCGGATGTTGTTCGTCAGTATGCAGCTTCTGCCACCGGGTGGGGGGTTGCTGCTGCAACAGGGATTGGAATTCAGCTACGAACATGGAGCCAGTCAAACTTTGGTGAAGACCTTATATTTAATGCGCGTGGTGGCCCCCTGTACTACTGGGAAGTTAACGCAAGCCCAACCATCTTTAATCGGGGTGTGATAGTTCTTGCGGGCACGGGAGGGGTGGATGCTACGTGCCCATCTTTTGTTAACTACGTACTGGTATCTGACGCATCTAGGTTTGTTATTGCTTTTGGCACAAATGATCCAACCGGGGTATACGCTACCACTGCGCTTGACCCCATGCAAATTCGTTGGTCAAATCAAGAAGATTATAAAACCTGGACGCCATCTATTACCAACCAAGCTGGGGATTACAGGCTTAGCCGTGGGTCTGCAATTATTATGGCCCAGCAGACTCGGCAAGAGATTTTGGTGTTTACTGATGCAGCAATTTACTCCATGCAATATATTGGCCCACCCTACGTGTGGAGCTTCCAGATTCTGGGTGACAACATCTCCATTGCTGGCCCCAATTGTGTTTCCACTGCCGCTAACATCACGTACTGGATGGGCTTAGATCAGTTCTATATGTACTCTGGCCGGGTGGATGTTCTGCCGTCTACGCTGCGTGAATATGTATTTACCGACATCAACAGAACACAGTCTTTTCAGTTTGTGTCTGGAACCAATGAAGGTTACAACGAGGTCTGGTGGCAGTACTGCTCAACCAACTCCACCGTAATTGATCGGTATGTGATCTACAACTACAGAGACAACGTATGGTATTACGGGGATTGGGCAAACTACAACGGAAGCAACCAAGGGCGTACAGCGTGGCTTGACAGCCCATTACGGTCGTCTCCAATGGCAGTTACCTATGGGTCTGCTGGCGGAAGTGACAATGGTTTGTTGGTTTATCACGAAGATGGTGTAGATGACGGCACGGTTAATCCGCCTGTCCCAATTGTGGCCAATGTGCAGTCTTCCGACTTTGACATTGGGGACGGCAACAACTTTGGGTTTGTGTGGCGCTTGATTCCTGACCTGACGTTTGACGGCTCTAATGTGAACCAGCCAACCGCGTATTTCACAGCCATACCCCGAACCTTTCCCGGCGCGGCATACGGAAACTCAAACAACCCCGCTGTGGCCAGCACCCAGAACTACCAGAACCAGATCACGTACAACATACAGCAGTTCACCCAACAGGTCTATGTGCGGATTCGTGGGCGGCAGATGGCGTTCAAAGTTAGTTCTGGAACCACTGGTGACGCAATAGATGGGTTGGGGGTGCAGTGGCAACTGGGCGCTCCTCGCATTGATATTCGCCCGGACGGCAGGAGATAACATGGGATTTAAAACCGTTACCCCACCGCGCCTGCCATCGGCCCCAACTGAGTACAGCGCTCAGTACCAAGAGCAGTTCATGAACATCTTGCGGCTATATTTCAACCAGATAAACGCCCCGCTACCTGCAATATTTGCTTCTGCCGACGTGGGGACTACCGGGGTGGTAGGGGGTTTAACTTTTGCCCAACCAAGCTCCACTACGCCTGGACAGTTTGTCATCAGCCTACCAACGCAGGCTGACTTTGCCAACTTGCGTTCTCT